TTCATTATATATACAGTCTCACGGAGGAACTTCTACTGTGTGGGATATAGAATATTTCATTCAAAAAACTCAAAGCTATGCCTAAACACGACAACAAAATTCCTAGTAGAACATCACCTAAAGGAAGTAAGAGAGGGTGTCTATGTAAAGATACTAACACATATTCTAGCAAGTGCTGTGATGGCTCTTTGTGGGCTCAAGGCATAGGTAAAATATATGGGAATAATTAAAAATGCAAAATAAAAACCACTAAACGCTATATTATTATGAAAAACCCAACACAAATGCTAAAGGAAATTAAAAACATTCTAGGCATTGAGCTTTCTGAGGAGGTCAAAGAGCAAGAAGTATCTACCGAACAAGTAGAGGCTAATGCTCAGGCTGCTGAAGAACCAAAGGTAAACTTTGCTCAAATGAAACTAGAAAACGGTACTGTTTTGGAAGCTGAAGCTTTTGAAGCAGGTAATGAAATTTTTATCTTAACAGAGGATGAAAAAGTAGCTGTGCCAGTAGGAGAGTATCAAATGGAAGATGGTCAAATCTTATTGGTAGCAGAAGAAGGAGTTATTTCTGAAATTAAAGCCTACGAGGATATGCCTGAGGAGGAGGAGAAAGAAGAAATGAATTACGCTACAAAAGAAGAATTAGCTGAGGTTGTATCTATGATTGAAGAAATCAAAGCTATGATTCAAGGAAAAGAAGAAGCTGCTGATCAAGTTGCTGAGGAAGAAGCACAATTAAAAGAAGAATTATCTAAACCTGCTGCTGCTCCATTAAAGCACAATCCAGAAGCTGAAAACAAAAAAGAACGAGTATTGTACGCTCAGCGTAGAGCAATGACTACAAGAGATCGTGTATTTCAAAAATTTGCAAACCTAAATTAATCTAATAAAAATGGCAACAACAACTAGTATTACCAGTACATATGCTGGCGAATTTGCAGGGAAGTACATCTCTGCTGCTTTATTATCTTCTCCTACTTTGGATCAAGGTAACATCGAAATTAAACCTAATGTAAAATACAAAGAGGTTATTAAAAAATTAGCAACTGATTCTAACGTAATCAAAGATGCTACTTGTGATTTTACTGACACAGCTACAATCACTTTGACTGAGCGTATTCTTCAGCCTGAGGAGTTTCAAGTGAACCTTGAGCTTTGTAAGAAAGATTTTCACAGCGATTGGGAAGCTGTTCAGATGGGATATTCTGCATTTGACAACTTGCCTCCTAAATTCAGTGATTTTTTAATCAATCACGTTGGTGGTCTTGTAGCTGAGAAAAACGAGCAAAACATCTGGGGTGGTGTTACAGGCAACGCAGGAGAGTTTGATGGTATTACTGTACTAGCTGCTGCTGATGCTGACGTAAATGATGCTGCTAATGGTGGAGAAACTGCTTTTTCTTCTACTAACATTATTACTTTGTTAGAGAATGTAGTAGATGCTCTTCCATCTGCTGTTTATGGCAAAGAGGATTTGACTATCTATATGCCAACTATTGCTTGGCAGTCTTACATCCGTCAATTAGGTGGATATGCTGCTAACGGAGTTGGTGCTGCGGGTTACGAAAACAGAGGTTCTCAATGGTATAATATGGGTAACGCACTTTCTTTCGATGGTATTAAGTGTGTTCTTGCTCCTGGTATGCCTACTGACCACATCGTAGCAGGACAAAAATCTAACTTCTACTTTGGTACTGGTCTTTTATCAGATCATCAAGAAGTTAAATTGTTAGATATGGCTGATCTAGATGGTTCTCAGAATGTGCGTGTAGTAATGCGATTTACTGCAGGTGTACAGTACGGAATTGGTTCTGATATTGCTTTGCTAACTCTAGCTTAATAAATAATAATTGTCTAATATAAAGGGTGGGTAAGGACAATTCCTGCCTGCCCTTTTTTAATACTTAAAATATGGCTTGTGCATTAACTTCAGGAAGATCACTACCTTGTAAGAGTGCCGTAGGTGGACTTAAAACAGTTTACTTTGCGGACTATGGCACTTTAGGTACAGCTACCATTTCAGCAGGTGAGATTACATCTTTAGCAGGTACTCCTACTTGGTATCAATTTGACATCAAAGGAAACTCTAGCTTAGAAACTACCGTAAACTCATCAAGAGAAAATGGTACTACTTTTTATACGCAAACTCTAAATCTTACTCTTACTTACCTAGACAAGTCTACACAAGAGGAGATTAAATTACTAGCTGCTGCTAGACCTCACGTTGCTATCGAGGATTACAATGGAAACTTTTTCCTAGTAGGACTTGAACACGGAGCAGAGGTTACTGGCGGTACTATTGTTTCAGGTGCAGCTATGGCTGACCTTTCAGGATTTACTTTGACATTTGAAGCTATGGAGACAGCTCCTGCATATTTTGTTACTTCTACAGTAATTACAGATGATGCTTCAGCTACTCAGATTGATCCTGATGCTTAATATTGTTTTTTAGAAAGAAAGAGGGCTAGCTTAATGTTAGCCTTTTTTTTTATCTCAATGCAAAATAAATAAGTCATCTCGTTATATTATTATGAAAATACTTACAACGAGCACATCTGCTCAGACATTAAGATTCGTTCCTAGAGATTATGTTACTAGTGCTACGCTATATATAAGAGATGATAGCACCAATGTAACTACTAATCAAGCGGTAGATTTAATACAGGATGGTGATGAGTTGGTATATACAGCAAGTTTTGAGCTAATAGAGGGAAGATTCTATGATTTTGACTTTGTTGTAGATCCTAACTTGTGGGAGCAAAACACTTTAATGTGGAATATGAACTTTGATAAGTGGGAAGATTCACAAGGTGCTGCGCTGTCTTTGTATAAAGATAAAATATTCTGTACAGATCAGCCACTTGATCAAACAGAAGATGAATATTACAGCGTGAATAAAAATCAGTATGTTTCAGAAACCACATACGATAATGATTACATAATAATATGAGAAAAATAAAAAACCAAAGACCTGCTCCCAAACAAAGACCTCAGTCAGAAGTGCAAATAGTTAATCTAAGTACCTACACTTCTCCTAAAATCAAGGAAGTAAGGGGTAAAGAATGGGTGTCTTATGGAGAAGACAATAATTACTATCAGTATTTGATTGATAGATACAATGGCTCTCCCACTAACAACGCTGCTATTAATGGGCTGTCTGAGATGATCTATGGCAAGGGTTTAGATGCTACGGATTCAAATAGAAAGCCCAATGAATATGCTCAGATGATGTCTTTGCTTAAAAAAGACTGTGTTAGAAAGCTAGTTTATGATCTTAAGTTGATGGGCAGCTGTGCAATGCAGATTATCTACTCTAAGGACAGAACAAAAGTGGCTCAGGTAGAGCATTTTCCCATTGAAACACTAAGAGCTGAGAAATGCAATGAAGAAGGAGATATAGAGGCTTACTATTATTTTAAGGACTGGACAAGCATCAAGCCCACAGATGAGCCTAAAAGAATACCTTGTTTTGGATATAGCAGAGAGTCAATAGAGATTTATGTAGTTAAGCCTTACAGAGCAGGATTCTATTACTATTCGCCTGTAGATTATCAAGGAGGATTACAATATAGTGAGCTAGAGGAGGAGATTTCTAATTATCACTTAAATAATATCTTAAATGGCTTAGCACCATCTATGCTTATTAACTTCAATAATGGAGTGCCTAATGAAGAACAAAGAAGATTGATTGAGAATAGAATTTATGAGAAGTTCTCAGGCAGCTCGAATGCAGGAAAGTTTATTCTTAGCTTCAATGACAATGCAGATGCACAGGCTAATATTGAGCCAGTTCAACTATCAGATGCTCACAATCAGTATCAGTTCTTATCAGATGAGAGTGCTAGAAAGATTCTAGTAAGCCATAGAATCGTTTCTCCTATGCTTTTAGGTATCAAGGATAACACAGGATTAGGAAACAACGCAGACGAGCTTAAAACAGCTTCTATTTTGATGGATAACACAGTTATTAGACCTTTTCAAACTTTATTAATAGATGCTTTTGATCAGATACTAGCTTATAACAGCATTTCTCTTAATTTATATTTTAAAACTTTACAGCCACTAGAATTTACAGACTTAGACAATGTGGTAGATGAAGAAACAAGGGAAGAAGAAACAGGGGTAAAAATGAGCAAGCAAGTTTGTTTGTCAAATGATCAGGTATTTGAAGCTCTTAGCGAATTAGGAGAAGACGAAGATTTAGAAAATTGGATTTTAGTTGATGAAAGACAAGTAGATTACGATCAAGAAGAAGCTTTGGATAAAATGATAGGACTAGCTTCAACAGGGGTAGCAAGACCTAATGCTAAAAGTGATCAAGATACTCAGGTTGGTGACAAAAAATTCAAAGTGAGATACCAATATGCACCACTAGAATTTGATAGTCAAAGCAGAGATTTTTGTTCTAAAATGGTAAGAGCAGCTAAAATTTACAGAAAAGAAGACATAATTGCTATGGGCAAAAAAACAGGAAAAGATGCTGTTAATGCAGGATGGGGTCCTAATGGTGATGATGCTTATGATATTTGGCTGTACAAAGGAGGAGGCTCTTGCAGACATTTTTGGATGCGTAAAACTTATATGGCAATAGACGTAGCTCCTGATGTTAAAAATCCTAATGCAGAAATTAGTGTAAACGAAGCAAGAAGTGAGGGATTAAAGCCTGAAAAAAATGACGCTAAGGTTGCTAAAAGAACAAGAGATCAAGAGAACAGAGGGTTTTTAAAGCCTAAAAACTGGAAAACTAAACAGGATAAAGCATTTGACTAATGGCAACAGCACTATTTATAACAAGAACAGATTTAGTTAGAAACAGCATCTTAGATGGCAACGTAGATACTGATAAGTTTATTCAGTTCATCAAGATTGCACAAGAGATTCACGTCAGAAACTATCTAGGATCAGATTTATACAACAAGATTAGCAATGACATTCTAGCTAGTAACTTAACAGGAGACTATCTAACACTAGTAAACACTTATGTACAGCCTATGCTGATACACTATGCTATGGTGGACTACTTGCCATTTGCAGCTTATTCAATAAAAAATGGAGGTATCTATAAGCACACAAGTGAAACAGCAGAAACAGTTTCTAAAGAGGAGGTAGATTACTTGGTACAAAAAGAGT